AAACTGGTGGAGGTCATGCAGCGCGCCGATCCTGCGTGGTGCGCGGTCATGGACCTTGAGCCCGTGATGGATGACGAATGGGATACCGCGTTGGGCGAGGCCGAGGAATGGCTGGAGGAGAACCCATGACACGCGACGAGCTGTTCAAACTGGCAAGCGAATCGGGGATGCTGTTGAAGCGCCGGTTTGTCGAGGGCAACGAGAAGTTCACCGGCGACTGCTTGGAACGATTTGCCGCCCGAGTTGAAGCGGCCATTAAGGCACGGGGGCAGGAATGAAGGTCAAATACCACGTCATCATTGCTCGATGTGTTGAAGACGGCATCACGATGGGCTGGAAACGGGCGCATAAGCACACCGACACGCCCGACGTGACGGCGATCCACGATGCGATCGCGTTGGCGATTGACCAAGAGCTGAACGACGTATTCGACTTTAGCGACGAAACGTCCGTCTGATACTGCACAGGTGCAGCGCCACCGCAATCGTCGCGACTAGGGCGATGCGGTGGTGGCCGGCGAACCACAGCGCCAACAGCAGCAGCACAATGGCGTTACCCATGCAGCTTCTTGATGATGATCTGCTGCAACTCACCGTTTTCGTGACGCAATTTGTGCACGTCGGTTCGACTGTCGGCCAGTGCTTTGTTTAACGCGTCCCGTTCATCCTGTAACCCGCGCGCGACCGTCATGAGCCGCCCGATGGTGTCCTGCTGTTGCAGCACCGTCGGCAGCTCGTCCAGCCGCGTCAGCACCGCCCGCGCCCACTCAGGGGTGGGTAATTTGGGCGTTTCCACGCGTCAGCTCCGTGGCCCAGTCGACGGCGTTTTGGAGTCGGTTTGCGTCCCGGGCACAGGCGTCAAGAGCTCGCGCAATTGCCTCAGTAACAACGGGCTCTCGGGCTGCTTCAACAGGCTCGCCGGCGGCTGGCACGGGATCTGGACGTACTCGACCCTCGTAGCGGCGCACCCCGTCAGCAAGAGCCCGCCCAAGCAAATTAGCAGCATCAGTGCTTGACCGCAGAGATGCGTCAGCGTTTTCCTTATCACGATTGGCCTCCTCAATTGCCGATCTTTGTGCCGATCTTAACCCCGCCAAATCGGCTTGTAGCGCAATGACTTGCGCCCGTGCAGCGTCTCTTTGGTGTACGACAAATGCCAGATACGTGCCGATCCCCATGACCGGCACGATCCACCAGAAACGACGCAAGAGCGCCAGCCAGATCATTACTCGTCGTCACCCATGGCAATCAGGCGCTCGATGTACCATTGCGCCTTCTTCAGATCCTCGTCGCCGTTCTTGTGGCCTTCGCGCCAAGTGTACTTGATGACCTGACCCTTGAGGTAGCCACGCAGCTCGTCGTGATTCAATGCCGACGCGATGGCATCAAAGCACTCGACTTCACCCGCCGTGTAGTGAGCTGGGTTGATGGCATCGTCTTCATCTTGTTCGATGTGGTATTCAAATTCTTTAACGCGCATAAAACAACCTCCATCTGGTTTTGCAGTTCTTCAATCTGTGTCGTCATCATCTTTATCTGGTCAGGCCGAAACGTCGCAAATACCGCCTTGGGCTTATTCGTCCGCAGGGCTACAAGGTTGGCCAAAATGTGTAGGTGTTCGGTAAATTCTTGGGTTGGCATATTTGTCTCGCAAGACGTCAATCCGCAGCGGCACGAGGTCGTAATCGCCGTCTTTGACGCGGTCAAGCATCACAATGCCATTCCACTCGTTATCTTGCACGTCCTGCGTGCGGTAGCGCTCCCGGTGGGTGTAGAACCGGCCACAGACCAGTCCATGCTTGACATGGTCCGGGTACTGCTTTGACGCGTACAGAAAGCCCTGTTGGTGGCCTTGGACGAACGATTTCCCGATGTTGTTGAGCCGAGCCCCGATGGCGCCGCCGATGGGGCGACCGCTAAACGGGTTGGGGAAGTAATGACAGTAGGAAATGCCGTCCAGCTCGACGATCTTGAGAAACGGGTGGCGCGTGAACCCGGGCGTCTTAAGGCTGTCCAACGAAATGATGCCTTCCCACTTGGGGTCGCGGAATATCGCCCGACTCAGCCGATCCTCGTGGTTGCCAAATAGAAAATGGCATTCGGGATACCACCGGCGCATATGCCGGCGCACTCGCCGCACCAGTTCGCGCTGCATCGGGCCGGTCAGGCGCTGAAACGCGTCGTTGCCGACCTCGATGTCGGTCAGGACGCGTCGGCCTTCGGCTTCCTTGCTGCCTGGCGCGTCGTGGGTCGACAGCGATTCCAAGTCCCAGAAGTCGCCCAACACCACAATGACGTCGGGCTTGAGGTCCACGATGGCCCGCGCTGCCCAGTCAAGGTGTGTGAAATCGGCGCCCGGTTTTGCTTGGACATCGGGAATGATGAGATGACGTCGCACATCACTTCTTCGATACGCGTTTACGGGCGCGCTTCGGTTTCGCATACGTAGCGCCCGCCAATGCCTGGTGGAGTAACCCCGCCAGTTGGTCAACGAACACTTCGTTTCGGCTCAACTTGTGATTCATGCAGTCCAGAGCCGCGTGCAGCAGCTCGTGGAAAAACGTGTGGACCTTGTTGCTGTCGTCCAGACCGTCGTGGATGTGGATCTGGTGCTGACCGGGTAGCCACAGGCCGGCCACGTCGTCACCGTATTGCCATTCATCCGCGGGAATAACGAAAATCTGGATGACGTGCCCCATCAACGGGACCGTCGCGGGAATCATTTGGCGTCCTTGGTCACGGCGCCGACCATGCCCGCCGCCATAAGACCGGCGGTGATGATCGCCTCGGTCTGGGTCGGGTTGAAATGGGCGCCCAACGCGGTAACGATCAAGATGACGCCGCGCCAACTGCTCGGCTCCTGCGCTCGAGCGAGGCAATAACTAGCCAGTCCTTTCAAGTTCAACATGGTGCATCCACCCCTGTTTCCATGATGTGGGCCAATCGAATGGCCCGACCTCGAACTTGTTGCGCCCATTTGGACGACATCATCTCGGCTGCTGCCGCAACGTAATCCTTTTTCTGCAACGCCGCAATAAGTTTGCGGAATTGCAAGAATTTCGTCATGCCGAGATTGAACACCATCTCTATTACAGCGCTGCGACGCAACGTGTCTAAATCCGACCAAAATGGCAAAGATTGGCATTCCATGGCCGCATTTTCCACTTGAAGCTTGACCACGGCTGCGGCGAAAGGCTCAGGCCAGCCAACATCCAGCGCGCAGCCGTAGCCAATGGTGGTGACCCCTACGGTGTCCTTGTAAGGGTACATTCGAAAGCCCTCGGCATCCTTGATGCGGGGCAGGGCAATATCGCTCTCAATCGACATTAGTGTCGATTTGGCGTATCCGCTTTGCATGGTAGCGGCACGCGTAGATACCCGACGCAATGGCGACGATCAGCGCGACGAACTGCAAAAAGTCGTTTGCAGCGGTCAGGTGGCTGGACAAATACGCCACCCACGAGACGATTGCGGCGCCGTCGGCGGTCTTGTTGTGATCCATGTCACGCACCCAGATCTTGCTTGATCTTTTCTGCCTTCGCACCGTACTTGCGATACGCAAGCCAGCCGGCCACGAGCGCTGCCGCGATAGCAACCGCAAATGAGGTGAGTTCAAGTACAAGCATGGCAACTCCTTAATGCTTTGGCCGGGGCGGGAAAAATGACGACAGGGCGATCAGGATGATGACAAGGACGCAAATGAATGTGGTCATGCGATGGTCACCGTATGTGTGCCTGACGTTCCGAATAAGTTGGTGCCGGCTGCGGTCAGGTTGAACCGGAACAGCGTATACGCCGGTTGGTAACTGGTGATGACCGCCAAGGTGTTGGCACCGATAGCCGTTGAGTCAATGGTCAGCGAGTTGACCGTACCGGACGCCGCCGTGCCGGCCAGTGCGACCGTGTACGACAACGCCTGCGTGCCGCCAACGCCCGAGTCGCCAGAGTAGACGCCGACGATCTGATAACCGCGCCACGACGGGTTGGTCGGCGAGCTGCTGCCGATGGCGCTGTCGGGTCCGAACATGGACGAGAACGCCGGGGTTTGGAGCCATCCCCACCACTGATAGTCGCCCAGGCGTCCCGTGGACGACCCGACGCCGGTCGTGACAGACGCGATTGCACCGCCACCGCCGCCGGCAGATCCTGCAAGCTCGAGCGTGGCAGCTGCAAATGTCATGAGAAATTCTTGATCAGGCTGGCGTACCAGTAACCCGGGGTCGCACGGTACGTGGCTACAAGCACGTCAACCGAGTTGGCTGCGGTGGACAAGACGCCCGCGGAGCCGCCCGGCCACTTGAAGCCGCTCGGCCAAAAGCCGGTAATCAATCGGCTGCCGGTGCTGTCCTGCGTCAGGAACCAGTTGATCGTCTGGCCGTCCTTGGGGTTTGTGATGGTCGGCGCCACGGTGATCGAGGCCGTCAGCGTGGTCGTGAACACGTTGGACAGCGACGCATCAAGCGTCATGGCTGTGGCGCTGAACGCTACAGCGACCGGCGTGGTGGCGGCATACCCGCCAAACTGGACGCCGTTCAGGGCGCTGATTCGGGCGGCTGGCAGCGTGCCGGCGGTGATGTTGGACGCGTTGGTCGTGTCGATCGTGGCCGATGCGGCAAGGCCGGTGACCGACGACGCCGGGATCGTAATGGCCGACGGGTCATTGATGGCCGACAGGTTGTCAAACGTGCCGCCCGAGATGACCGTGCCGGTGCTGTCGGTCAGGACGATCTTGACCAACGTGCCCGACGGCACCCACATGGGCGTCGGCAGCCGGCCGTTGCTTTGCAGCACCACAGGGTTGCTATTGGCCACCGTCAAAGTGCTGGATGTGTACGTGACCCCCGGCGTCGTGGTGCCCGCCGTGTAGGTGTAGATCTTGTAACCGCTGCCGATCACGCCTTGGTCGGTGAAGACCTGCAAGGTGTTAGCGACGGGAATGAGGTATCCAGTGGCCATAGGTTACTCGTAAGTGAATTCGAGGGCGTAGCCGTGCTTATGCAGCTCGGGAATGTCTTTTTCCATCTTTTCGTGACAATCGTCGCGATACATCATGTCGGGAACGTGAAGCTCCTTGACCACGCTGTAGGCACGTTCTGCGGCCTGCTTGACCGACTTGCCCGTACCCGTCACGACGGCAAGGTAGTCGCCCGCAGTCGCCCACATGGGCTTTTCAACGATGTTGTCGCCCTCCATCTGGGGCAACACGGCCATCTTGACCGACTGGGGCGCGATGTAGCGCCGATTCTTGGGCGTGACGCCGTAGATCGGGATGTCGGTGACTTCCTTCATGGTGGCGTTGCTGTGCGGGTAGTCAGGCTGCGCCACAACGATGCCGCAGGCGATGGCGGTGGACACGTCCATGGTGTCCTCGCCGTTGCACGCGTCCAGCATCCATTCAACCGGATCGCCCTTGTGAGCGGCCAACATGATGTTGAACGCGGGCCAACCAGGGCGCATCGTGAATTCCAACGGCCACGCCTTGCCCTTCTCGTCAATGATGCAGTTGACGTCGATGTCGCCCATGTGGCCCATGGCGATCAGGTCGTCCTCGAGCGGCGCCAACACCTCGTCAAACAACACGGACTCGGTGCAGTACTTCATGACCGTGCCAGATTCGCCGCAATTAGGACCGGCGTCGCCTGACAGCAGCTTCTTGCGCTCGAAGTTCTCGTTGGGCAGGCCGACCCAGCCGTCGGAACCGAGCCACCGCGACACGGCGAATTCAACGCCCGGGATGAACTGCTGCAACATACATGGACCTTTGAGGGTCATGCCTAGCTTTTTCCAGCGTTGGATGCGCGCCACCATGTCAGCCGGCGACTTGCCGACGTAGGACAGTGACTTGTCCTCTTCACTGCCCAACGTCTTGAACACATGACGCTCGGACGACTTGCGCTGATACGCCTCGGCGGCGTCAAGGTTGGGGAAGGTCTTGAACTCGGGGCATTCAATGCCGTGCTTTTCCAAGAACTTCATGCCCAGTTCGCGCTTGATCTCTAAGTCGGCACTGGCCTGTGACGGTCCAAAAAACTTGATCTGGCCTTTCTGCATGACGCCGATGCGGGGCAGGAACTTGTCGTTGCCGGTGGCAAACACGAGGTCAGCCCACTTGAACGAGGTGGCCCAGTTGTCGATGTGTTCAACGCCGGGGAAACCTTTGCCGAACTCGTACTTCTTTTCAGCGGGCTTGTAATAGCGCACCTTGTGACCGGCTTGAACGCAGCGCAGCACAAAGTCTAAGCCGCAGCCGGCGTCTTCAAGCTCGATCACAAGGACTTTCATTGCTGTTGATCCTGTTGGTCAGCCATGCCGCGGGTGATTGTAATGGTTGGAATCGTGCCTTTGCGGCGCAAGCTTTCCAACGTCTGGCCTTCGCGTGCGGCCTTGTCCAACGGATTCTGCACAGCAGCTCGAGCCGCGCGACCCGCTGCGCCCATTTCTTTAAGTTTGCCTACGCCCCGGACGGCGCCTGCCACAAGCTCCGTGCCAACGTACTTGCCACCAAAACCACCTAATGTGTCTAGTACTCCAAGCAAATGCTTAAATGTTTGGCTTCCCTTCCAAGCGTTGGCATCTTCGGTCTTAATGATTTCCAACGCCTCAACAGCGTCCTTCAATTTCTTAGCGCCGGCTTTGCCATATAGGATTTCAAGCTTTTCGGGACCAATTTCGTTGACCGCGTTACGAAACGCGTTCCAACCAATCACTGGGTCGCCTGGCATATTGGACGGACCGCGTGTGGCCTTCGACAACAAGTAATCCGCGGTGGCGGCACGGACGTCGTCAAACGCCTTTGTGCCTTTGGCGACCAATGCCTGCGTCCGTTTTGCGCCCAACCGACCGGCCTCAACCGGCTTAGTCAAAGAGTCTTTCAGCTTCTGTAGATCTTCAACTGAGCCCGTGATGACCGACTGTCGCCAAACATCTTCCAGCGCCACGGCTTTTTCTTTGGACAGGCCGCGAGTTTTGACCAAACTCTCTACCGCGCGAGTCCTTTCAAATTCTTCGCCAACCTTGCGCCGCGCACCCCGAGCAGCCGCGTACGCTTCGCCGCCTTTGCCTTCGGTAATGCGGTCGATTAAGTTTGTAATCTCATCGGCGTAATGGCCTTTATCGCCGCCGGCCAACTTAGCGGTGGTCGCGGCTTTACGCACGATTTCTAATTCTTTCAACGTCAGTTCGCGTTTCAGGCGCAAACCGTTCTC